CTACAATTACTGCTACTCTTGCTCCCGCTCGTGGCAATGAAGCTCGCGGGCGTCAACCCTACTATGTACAACAGATCATTGATTTGACTGCTAATAGCATCAACCCAAATGGTGATGTTGTACAGGCTCTAACCATTCCTGCCAACACAAAAATTCTGTCGGCTGGTTTTCAGGTTACGTCAAGTGCTACTCAAAATACAGGCACTGATGCCACTGCCACTCTCGGCACTGGTGCAGATGCTGATGAGTACGTTACAGCATTTGATATTGACGGGGCTGCGGATGGTGCTTATGCACCTAGCGTTACCGTGTCGGCTGATCTAGTAATTACATCTGCTGATACTCTTGATCTAACGCTTGCTGGTAGCGGCGCATCTTTCACTGCTGGTGAAATTCGTGTCTTTGCTTGCTTGCTAGACGTTAGTGACAATGGTATTGCGACTGCTGATGAAGTAGATCGTGACACTCTAGCGTAAGCTAACTGAGTATGGGACTGGGAGTTAACGCTCTCAGTCCCTACTCATATTAAGTAAGGAATAACCTATGGCAATTACTACAGCAATGTGTAGTTCCTTTAAGCAAGAGCTTTTAGGAGGTGTACATGACTTAGATACACACACTATTAAGATTGCCTTAATTAAGGCTTCTCCATCTGGTACATATAATGCTGCCACAACAAACTACTCAAATGTTACGGATAATAGTGATGAAGCTTCAGGTACAAATTATAGTGCGGGAGGTCAGAATTTAGATTCTGCCTCTATTTCTCTTTCTGGTACTACTGCCATAGTAGACTTTGCGGATGAAGTATTTTCAACAGTAACTGTGTCTACAGACGGCTGTATTATTTATAATTCTTCTGCTAGTAATAAAGCAATTTGTGTTATTGATTTTGGAGGTACGGTGGGTGCTGTTGCGGGAAACTTAACTATTTCCTTTCCTGCCGCAGACGCCTCAAACGCTATTGTTCGTATAGCTTAGTAATAATATATTATGGCTATTATATTAGCTTCCGCTAGATTTGGTTCCGGTAGATACGGTGTTTCTAAATATGGCGAAATTAATTTAAGTAAAACACTTACTGGTGTTTCTGCTACCGGCGCAGTCAATGCTATAGGTAGTATTACTACTAGTGGTTCAATACTAAGCGGTGTAAGCAGTGTAGGTTCTATAGGAACTGTAAGCCCCGATTTAACCGTTAATGTCACTGGTGTTTCAGCAACATCCGCAGTAGGCTCAGATATTATTACTGCAACGGGTGGTGGTTTAACAGGCGTACAGGGTACAACTAATGTTGGAGATACTACTGAGACTGCTGTTGTTTTTGACTACGTAGCAGTAAAGGCTCAGTATAGTAGAAAACGCTGCGTTTATATTTCGAGAGCAGCTTAATGTCTACTACATATGAACGAACAGTAAATGTTCCTTTTGAAAGTCGTCTTATATTTGTATCAAGACAAACGACAACAAACGATAGAACAGTAGATATACCAAAAGAAGATCGTTACGTTTATGTTGAACGTCAACCAACTTCATTTGAACGAACAGTGTACGTAACGGAGTAACTCTATGTCCTTTAAATGGCCTGTAAAAGACCCAGATGAAACATTAGACTACAATGCAGATTGGTCACGCTTCTTAGGCGATGCGACAATTAGCTCTGTAGAATGGTATGTTAAAACTAGTGAGATTGGTAAAACACTTTTGGGTGCAGGACAAACACTAACGACTGCATCTAGCAGTGCGGTTACTGATAGTATTCAGAATGTGTCTCAAACTAACACAACTACTGTTGCTACTATCAACATTGGTGGTGGTGTTACTAATAGAGAATATACCTTTTCTTGTAGAATGACAGACAGTACAGGCAGTACGGCTGAACGTACCATTAAATTAACAGTGAGAGAAAAATAATGGCGTACAATTTTCTCGGTCTAGTAAACGAAGTTAATAGGCGACTTAATGAAGTTCAGCTTACTTCTTCTAACTTTGACTCAGCTACAGGTTTTTATTCTCATGCGAAGGATGCAGTTAATGCTTCTATTCGTTATATTAATCAGTCTGAATTTGAATGGCCTTTTAATCACGTAGAACAAGAAGACGTACTAACAACAGGTACTACTAGATACCCATTTCCAGATGACGCTAAGACTATTAATTTTGATAGTTTTAGAATTAAAGAAGACACTACATTAGGCAACAATACAAAAAAGCTAAAGAATGTAGCTTATGAAGAATATTTACATAAGTCTGTATCTCAAGAGTATAAAGCTACTGCCGATAACAATGCTCTACCTAATTATGTGTTTAATGCTCCTTCATTAGAATACGGAATGATTCCTCCACCAGATCAAGCTTATAGTGTAATCTATGAATACTATCGTGTTCCTGTTGATTTAGAAAATGCAACTGACGTTCCAGTTATTCCTGAAAGATTTAAGCACATTATTACAGATGGCGCTATGCACTACGCATATCTTTTTAGGGGTGATGCACAAGCGTCTACTATAGCTATGCAAAAGTTTGAAGACGGTGTTAAACATATGCGTAGCATTTTAATTAATAGATTTTATTATCTTCGTAGTTCTATGGTTAGTAACAATCAGGGAGGAGGACGTATTGCTACATCATCTTCTAATGTAGGTTCTTCTTTGGACGCACTATAATGGAAGCGTGGCAAACTTTTCCTATTGAGTTTAAAGGGGGTCTTGTAACCAATTTAAGCCCTCTACAGCAGGGTATTAACGCTCCGGGTAGTGCTAGAGTGCTACGCAACTTTGAACCCTCTATTGAGGGCGGCTACAGGCGTATATTAGGCTTTGATAAATACGACAGTAATATTATTCCTGCATACGGTGCGCCTGTTGTACACGGAGCTAGCCAAAGTGGTACGACATTAATTATAGGTAACATTCATAAAACACCTGAAGCTGGAGACACGCTTACAGTTGCTGGTGTAACAGGTACATATACTATTGCATCAGGTGGTGTTAGTTATGATGCCACTAATCGTAGGGCTACACTGACACTAACAGGTTCTTTAAATAGTAGTCCCGCTAATGCTGCGGCAGTTACGTTTACAACAACTACAACCAATCACAAGACTACGGGTGTAGCTGTATTTAACGACACAGTTATTGTACAGAGAAACTTTGATCTGTTTAAAACGGCAGGCTCTGGTTATACACATATAAATGTACCTAATTACGGTACTGTATTAGTTAATGGTGCTAGTCAAACCGGCACCTCTTTAGCTATGGACGCCTTAACTGCTGCCCCACAAGCGGGTGATGTATTTAAAGTTGCTGGTATTGATTTAGTTTATACAGTAACGGCAAATGCTACTGTAAGCAGTGGAGGCTCTACAGTTAGCATTAATCCTGCTTTAGCTAGTAGCCCAGCGGACAATGCAGCAATTACATTTTTATCTACTTCTCGTGTGTCAGCTAATAGGTTAAGATTTACAAGATATAATTTTAATGGTACAGATAAAATTATGCTGGTAGATGGAGCTAGTGTTCCAGCTATTTTTGATGGCACTACTTTTACCGCTTTAAATACTGCCCCTTCAGATGTTGTGTCAGCTACTCACACAATTAATTTTAAAAATACATTGTTTTTTGCTAAAGGTTCTGCTATAACTTTTACAGCAGTGTATACTGATACAGACTTTAGTGCCGCTAATGGTGCAGGAACGATTAATGTAGGTGCTGACATTACAGGTCTTTCAGTATTTAGAGAAACACTTTTTATTTTTACAAACGAAAGTATTTTTAGAATATCGGGATCAACTATTGCAGACTTTAAACTAGACCCTGTAACTAGAGATATTGGTTGTATTGAAGGCGACTCTATTCAAGAAATTGGTTCTGACGTTATGTTCTTAGGACCAGACGGTCTTAGACTACTAAGTGCTACAGAACGAATTGGAGACTTTAACTTTTCTAATGCTTCTAAAGTAATCCAAAGTGAGTTCACTAACTTTGTTAGTTCAAGCACTAACTTTTGTAGTGTTGTTTTGAGGTCAAAGTCTCAATACAGAATAATGGGTTATGGTGCCAGCATTTCAAAAAATAATGCTAAAGGTATTTTAACAACACAGTTAGCAGAAGAAGGTGGTGGTGGTTTTGCATTTGCTGAAACTAGAGGTATACAAGCATATGTTGCGGACAGCTATTTAAATGAAAATGTAGAACTGGCTGTATTTGCAAATAAAGATGGTTATTTATACCAACTAGAAAACGGTAATACCTTTGATGGTGCTAATATCTTAGCTACATTTTCTACACCTCATATGCCAGTTTCTGACCCGCGTGTGCGAAAAACTTTCTACAAAATGTTTTTATATACGGACCCGCAGGGCAGCGTAGACTTTAACGCAGCATTAAAATTAGACTTTGATGGTAAGGATGTTATTCAGCCATCACCTATTACATTTAGTAATACTACTAGTACTGTTGCTTTTTATGGTACTAGCGCATATGGAACAGGATCATATGGTGGTAAATTACAATATGTATTTGAAAGCCAATTAATTGGTTCAGGTTACACAGGTTCTTTGCAGTTTAGTTCAGACAGCACTGATCCGCCATTTTCACTAGACGCCGTTACTCTTGAGTACGGCACAAACGCAAGAAGGTAAAATTATGGGTACAGGATATACAAGAAACGACGGCTCTAACAACATTGCAGATGGCAACGTAATTAACGCTTCTGATCTTGACGGTGAGTTTGATGCCGTTGTAAGTGCGTTTAGTACGTCAGGCCATACACATGATGGCACTGCCGCAGAAGGCGGTCCTGTTACTGTATTGGGTCCGGTTCAAGATTTTGTAGCTACAGCTACAGAGATTAAACCTAAAACTACTAATACACTAAGTATTGGTACAGCATCTTTACAGTTTAAAGACTTGTATATTGATGGTACTGCATATATTGATGGCATTGGAGAAGACACTCTTGTAGCCACAGATAAGAAAGTACAGTTTCGTGATTCTGCTATTTTTATTAATTCTAGCGCAGACGGGCAATTAGATATTGATGCAGATACGACATTGCAAATTACCGCACCTACTGTGGATATTGATGCTTCTACAGCAGTTACTATTAGTAATGATCTTAAACTTAATAATGATGACGCTGTATTGGGATTGGGTGCTGATAATGATGTAACACTAACTCATATTCCAGATACAGGTGTTAGACTAAATACTACAAGTGCTGTTCAGTTTAGGGATTCTGCCTTATCTATTAACTCTAGCACAGATGGTCAGCTAGATATTGACGCTGATACAGAAATTGAAATTACAGCACCTACTGTCGATCTTACAGCCTCTACGGCAGTCACAGTTAGTAACGATCTAAAACTAGCAAGTGACGCTGCGGTTTTGGGCTTTGGTGCTGACAATGATGTAACACTAACACACGTTCATAATACAGGTGTTCTACTAAATGACGCTATGGCTATTCAAATTAGAGATAGTGGTTTGTCCATTAACTCTAGCACAGATGGTCAGCTAGATATTGATGCAGATACAGAGATTGAAATTACTACTGGTACACTAGATATTAATGCTACTACTACAGACATTAGTGGTGCCTTAGATGTAAATGGTGCGTTGACTGCATCTGATACTGTAGACATTCAAGCTACGCACCCTACCGGCACCTCAAACGTCGGTTTTGGTAGTGGCACCTTTGCTGCGGTAGAAGCGGGGGCCACCCTCAACACAGCTATGGGTGTCAATGCCCTACAAGACTTGACTACGGGTAACAGTAACACAGCTATTGGGTATCATGCCGCTCTTAATGCCACAACACCAGTTGGAACTATTGCTATTGGTAGAGAAGCTATTGGTTCGGGCATAACAACAGGTAATTACAATACGGCTATAGGCTATCAAGCTGGTTATGATTTAACCAGCGGTACTTTCAACATTCTTTCGGGCTTTCAAGCAGGCTATAGTCTAACAACTGGCAATGGCAACGTATTCTCTGGGTATCAAGCAGGTGAATTTGCAGCTACTCCCAATTATGCTATTGCTATCGGCTATGGCACTATGGGCACAGGTGTTGTTACCGGCACAGATAACACCGCTATTGGACGAAACGCAGGTGCAGATTTAACCAGCGGCATATACAATAATTTTATGGGCTATACAGCAGGCTTTAACGCAACTACTGGTGAGAGCAACATCGCTATTGGTAGACAGGCTATTGGCTTAGGCGTTCTTACTGGCTCAAACAATGTTGCTCTTGGCTATCAAGCTGGCTACGATTTAACCAGCGGCGATCACAACATTTTTTCGGGGTTTCAAGCAGGCGCTAACG